GCAGGCTTACATTGAGACGATTTCCACGACACTCGTAAGCCATTGATATACCTATATTCCCTAGAGTTGGCACGGAACGTGTTTGACAGAAGGGCGTTTTTGCGCGACACTAGAGAGTATAGACGTTACGTTTTTTGATGTGACTGATCAGTTAGCGTCGCCCACTCAGGGCGTCGCGTTAATCCCTACTCTCATGTTTATCGCCATAGCTCTATCTACGGCTAGAGCATGGCCTTTCTTTGTCCAGAGCGTAACGCTCGCCAATAGCACGGACGCTGTACGCACCACCCCCTTCACAACTAAAGGAATAGAACTTGAATACTTCCATCAAGGCGTTACCCCTTGCGTTATCCCTATTAGCCGCACCCGCAATCGCACAGCAGACGGTCTCCGAGGGCGGCACAGGCAACGTAGTCTTGTACCCCTTCTACAGCACCGAGAACAACTCCAACACCTACATGCACGTCGTGAACACCACGGCGGAGCAGAAGGCCGTGAAGGTGAGGTTCCTCGAGGCTCAGGGCGCATCTGTCGTGCTCGAGTTCAACGTGTACCTCGGCGCACACGACATCTTCCCCGTCGCGCTGGCCTCCAATGACCTCGGCGGCACGTCGGTCCTGACCACCGACGCGTCCTGCACCGTCCCGGAACTCGGCACGGCCAACGCACCCTACGACGGCGATCAGGTGGTGCTCGATGACGCCATCCTGCGATCACAGCCCTTCGTGCCATACCAGTTCGAGAACGAGGAGTCTGACGGCATCTCACGCACGCTGATCGGCTACGCTGAGGCGTATGAGATGGGCGTCGTGGACGACACCGTAGACGTGTCCGACTGCGCCGCTGTGCGCGCCCTGTGGAACTCTGGGGCATGGGCCTCGGACACCGGCGCCAACGTCACCGGGCCCACTGGCGGCATCGGCGGCTCGTCGCTGTTCATCAACCCAGACCTAGCCTTCTCGGCTAACGTCAAGTCCGTCACCATTCAGGATTGGGCTGTGGCAGGCACTAATTACCACACCGGGCCGGGCGCTCTGGCGCCCGACCTCACCGACGGCGTCAAGACCGCTGTCGTTGACGGCGTGACGGTTGACTACACCAGCAAGGCCAACGGCTCAGTGCTCGCCACGAGCGCACTGCTGGCGTCCTCATCGATCTACAACGAGGTTCAGACCGAGGACGTGATCGCGGCTGAGACCGACTGGGTGCTGACGTTCCCCACCAAGCGACACCTCGACGGGGTCGCACCGTTCACCAAGGCATACGACGGCACCGAGGCCAACGGGGCGGCGTGTGAGACGCTGACCATGGTCCGACGTGACCGAAACTCCAACAGCTCGAACGGCACCGGCTCGTTCGTCCCCAACACCGACGGCGTTGACGACAAGGTGTGCAACACCGTTCAGGTGCTGTCATTCAACTCCAAGTCGGCGCTCGTTACTGACACCAACAAGGACGTGGCCTACTCGTTCCAGAGCGGTGCGGCGACCATCACTGCCGATCAGGCACTGCCAGCGGACGACAACGGCGTCACCGTGCAGGGCATCCCGGTTATCGGGTTCGCGGCCACTCGCATCGTCAACGGCGAGATGAGCTACGGCTACAGCGTAGAGCACAAGACCAGCGTGGTGACATCTAACTAATGAACACGTCCTCCATCCTAATCGGCACTGTCTGCCTGTACCTGATCATGGGTATGGCAGGCTGTGCCAGCCCTATCAAGACAGAGCGCAATGACAACTGGCTGAGGGAGAAGATCAAGGATGAGGTGTGCGATGAGCCAGAGGTCCTGATCATCATCGAGCAGGGTAGCTGTGAGGTGAGCCATGCCGCCTGAGAAGAAGAGGGATGAGATAGGTGACAGCTTCCCAAACGATTGGGTCGAGGCGCTGATCATCATGGTGGCTGGTATCGGTGTGTTCGGTGGGTTCGTGGCGCTTTATTACCTCAGTCAGCAGGTGTGATGGGGTGCTATTCAGGGGAATGATGGGGCGAGCGTCCGGCATTCATCAGGAAAATTTCAGGCTCAAGTGCTTTGTTAAGTGTATGCACCACATTGGTGCATGACCCACACGATTCAGGTCTAACTGTCTATAACGTGCATTTAAGGAAGTTAGGAATGGCTTAGAATGGTGACTGATTATTGCAGTCATATCCGGCCAATCCATGCACCATAGTGGTGCGCCACCCCCTCCCCATCGATGTAAATGAAAGTCATTCTCATTTGCCCAGCCCTCTGGAGGCCCGAACCCCGGGCGGCCCAATTTCTCAATATGGGACCCACAGCAACTGCGAGGGGTGTCACCCCATAAATTTAACCGGAATCATTATGGACGTTAAACGCGACGAAAAAGGCCGAATTCTACCCGGCTACAGCCTCAACCCGGCAGGGCGCCCCAAGGGCTCCAAGAACAAGCTGGCGACATCGTTTTTTGATGACTGTTACGCCGTCTGGCAGGAGTCCGGCAAAGAGGCCCTACAGCAGATGCTGGCGGAGGACCCGGCGAGCTTTAACCGCATGATCGCCTCGACCATGCCGAAGGAATTGGACATCGATTCCACCTCCTCGGATGGTTCCATGACGCCGCCCGCGGAGATTCGCATTTTCGCTGTGGAGCCCGAAGGGTTCCACGAGGAAGATGATGACTGAATGGGACCCAAATTCTGGTTCCTACGGAACGGAAGCTGGTTCCTGCGGAACGGATTCCTTGGAATCTGGTTCCATATGTGAAGGATCGCTCGATATAGAGATGCCTTCAAAGATGGCCCGGCTGTTTACCGGACCGGCCCGTTACCGGGTGGCATACGGCGGCAGGGGCAGTGGTAAGACCCGGACCTTCGCCAAGATGGCCGCTGTGATGGCGTACAACTTCGCCAGATCGGGCAAGGTAGGGCAGATACTGTGCGCCCGGGAGCATCTGAACAGTCTGGATGAGTCCTCGTTCACTGAGATCAAGTCCGCGATCGAGGACGACCCCTTTCTGAGGACCCAATTTGACTGCGGCGCCCGGTACATCCGCACGATCGGCAAGGAGGTCGAGTTTACCTTTGCAGGACTTCGTACAAACTTGGACTCAATCAAGTCGAAGGCGAGAATCCTTCTCTGCTGGGTTGATGAGGCGGAGTCGGTCACTGAGATGGCGTGGCGGACGCTTCTGCCGACGGTTCGGGAGACTGATTCGGAGATTTGGGTCAGCTTTAACCCGCTGGACCCGGAATCTGCCACGTATCAGCGTTTCGTTGACAGCCCGCCCGATAACGCTCGTGTCGAGAAGGTCAACTACACGGACAACCCGTTTTTCCCTGAAGTTCTGCGTCAGGAGATGGAGAACGACAGGGCCCGACTGAAGCCCGAGGCGTTCAACTGGGTGTGGATGGGCGAGTGCTTGGACTTCCAAGAGGGCGCCTACTACCGCGACAGCATCATGACCGCCCAGAAGGACGGTCGAATACGGCCCTCTATCGACTTCGACAGATCGGTCCCGGTTGTGACGGCGTGGGACCTCGGGATGAACGACTCCACGAGCATCGTTTTCGCCCAGTTCGTCGGCACAGAGATCAGGGTGATCGATTTCTACGAGAACAGCCAGATGCCGCTGGACCACTACGTCCAGACGCTTCAGGACTACGCCCACCAGAAGGGGTACGTGTATGGCGCGACCATCCTCCCGCACGACGCGAAGGTCCGTGAGCTTGGAACCGGCAAGTCTAGGATCGAAATCCTCAACGGATTGGGCGTTATGGACGTATGTGTGGCCCCTCAGCTCAGGGTCGATGACGGCATCGCGGCTGTGCGAATGGCTTTTAATCGGTGCTATTTCGATGAGGGAAATTGTAAGCGTCTTTTGAAGTGCCTGCGCCACTATCACGCCGAGTGGGTCGAGAAACAGCGGACCTTCCGGCCACGCCCGGAGCACGATTGGAGCTCACACGCGGCGGATGCGTTCCGCTACCTGATTACCGGTTACATCGACCTGACTAGCTGGTCGGGTCCCTCGACGCAGGGAATGTCGCCACAGGGCGCCGCCCTCAAACGCAACTCACACAGGTACGTAGCTTGAACTACTCAGAATTGCAGTCGGTCATCGCTGACTTCGCTAACCGTCAGGACCTAGCGAGCCAGATACCGACATTTATCCAGCTCACCGAGGCACGGCTCAACCGCGACATCCGCCACTGGCGGCAGGAGAAGCGGGCGGCGGCTGATGTTGTTGGTGAGCGTTTCCCATTGCCATGCGATTGGGTCGAGACGATCAAGGTGAAAGCTGATGGTCGGCCCCTTCGCCTTGCGGATGCGTTCATGGTTGATGCTGTTGATCACGAGCATCACAGGCCGTCCGCAGGCAATCTCTATTACCGGCACACGGGCGATCAGTTCGAGCTGTTCCCCGCGCAGGACAAGCCGGTCAGGTTCGAGGTGGAGTACGTAGCGAAGGTCCCACCCCTATCTGACAGCGAGCCCACCAACTGGTTGCTGGAGGAGTTCCCTGACGTGTACATCTTCGGCGCCATGTTGCAGGTGGCCCCGTTCCTGCACGACGACCAGCGACTCCCCTTATGGACTCAGGCATATGGTGAGGCGGTGAGCGCCGCCAACATCTCTAGCGACAAGGCAAAGTATTCTGGCTCCGCGCTCCGGATGCAGAGGCATGGGGTCCCGAGCTATGACAGAAGGTTCCACCACTAATGTCTAGCTGTGACGGCTGGTGGGAAGAGGTCCCTAAATCTGGCTCCTGCGATCAGTGGGTCACTAGGGACGATTGGATTCTTATTACTGCATTCTGGCAGGACACTGAACACTTCTGGCGTGACATCGCCCTCTGGCGTGACCGCCCACTAAATAGGTAACTGAGAATGGTTGACCACATCAATAACGGTGAAGAGGGTTTCTCTGTACGCGAGAAGCTGAACACCGTCATCGATCGCACCAATACCCTCAACGGTATTGAGAATCAGGTCGAGTCGAACAAGAACCTGAGCCAGCAGAACAAGGCCCGGATCGACAAGGAAATCCAAGACCGCATCGCTGGCGACAACGCGCTGGACGCCCGTGTGGACAAGGAGATCGCCGACCGCAAGGCGGCTGATCAGGCCAACAAGAATCAGTCCGACGATAGAATCGATCAGGAGATCGAGGACCGCACCGAGGCTGACGGCGTACTACAGGACCAGATAGACGCGCTCGTTCTTGACTCAGAGAGCGATGTCAACTCAGTAAACGGCATGACCGGCAACGTGGTTCTTGACCACACGGATGTCGGCGCGGCAAAGGATGACCACAACCACGACGGGGTCTATCAGCCCGTGGGCGACTACGCCACAAGCGCAGAGCTTTCCGCAGAGGAGAGCGCCCGTATTGCGGCTGACAGTGCTGAGGAACAGGCCCGGATCGCTGGTGACGCCGACCTGCAGGACCAGATCGACAACTTGGAGGAGGCGGTAATCGACGGCGGGGGCTTTGTTGACGCCCCGGACGACGGCGAGCAGTACGCACGACAGTCTGTTAACGGCAACATGGATTGGACCCCGGTGTCTGAGGGTGTTTGGTCACGCAACGGCGATGACATCTACTACAACGAAGGCAACGTCGGAATTGGTGTAAGCGACCCTGATGCAGAGCTAGAAGTTCAGAGCGCAGAACCAACCCTAAAGATTTCTAATGATGTTGCTAAAACAGCCGGTGAAGCAACAATTGGGCAAATAGAGTTTGCACAGCACTTTGGCACCAACTCTTCTTCCAGCATTAAAGGCATTGAAACTGGTAGTTCAACTAGTTATGTAGAAGGAGGCTTAACTTTTTCTACCAACCCTCCCGGTGGAAGCCTTACCGAGCGCCTCCGCATAGACTCCGCTGGCAACGTCGGCGTTGGGATGCCTCCCGTTGACGGTAACGACAGACTTCAAGTAAGCGGTTCAATTTCAGCTAATCGAAACAGCAATGGAAACCAAAGGATTAACATTGCGTCGGATACTGTCGGGCATAACATCACAGCTAGGGGCGACAACAAAGCTATTGTTGTAGAAAACCTAGACGATACATCTGGTGCAATATCTTTTCGGCACGGTAGTGCAAGCACACCAAGCCTCGATTTACTGGGTAATCTCAACGCAGTTTTTGGCGGCACCATTACCGTTGGCGGTGGCAATTTGGATGCTAGCTCTACTCACCCACAAATTTACAGAAATGGAGGCAATCTAAATATCGCCGGGCGCACTGATGGTGGTGCCGGTCAGAATATATTCTTTAAAACTGGAGCATCTGGAGATACCCGCCTCACAATCAACTCCACAGGCAACGTCGGCATCGGCACGGGTGACCCACAGGCTCTGCTTGAGGTGAAAGGTAGTAACGCCAGCGCACGATTTAGGGGTGTTGGTAGTCAGCTAATAAACGTCAACCTCAGCGATAGCCCAAGCAGTGCTGAAATTGACGTACGTAACGCTAGTGATTTCTTTATATCCAAGCAGGGTTCTCCTGTTGTCACAATCAACAACGATGGCAACGTCGGCATCGGCGTTGAAGACCCCGATAGAAAACTTGCAGTTCAGTCAGACCAGCAGACAG